TGCCGGATGCAATGGTACGGACCATATGCAGCGGCATCATTACGTTAGTTTCATCGAAAGTCGTGATGACTTCGCCACCAAAGACTTTCAGGAAGATTGCATCTGTTGCACCGGACTGATCGACCTGACCGACCCGGTTGACAGCGTTGTTACTCATTGAGAGTTACCTTTGAAGAAGGAATAGGGAGGGGTGGGTAGTCGTCCACATTCCTTTCCGCCAGGTTGTCCGTCGCAACGGGCCTGTGTACTCGTCCAGTGGTGACTGGAGGGTTAGGTCTTAAGCAAGTACCAGATGGCACGCACG